ATGTTAAAATAGGCAGTACAGTTCACCTACAAATAGACGCCGAATTTACAGGAACAGGCACAAGTTCTGAGTTACAGCTTTCAGGTTTACCGTTTACAAATGTATCAGATGGATGGGCTTCTGGAACAGGGTATTTCCAATATATCAACAGTGATTATTACATGCACGCAACGCCGCTGGTAAAAGCTAGTGGGACTATTTTAGCGTGGCAGATTAACGTAAACACCTCTTCTTCAGGAACAATGCCTGCGAACCATGTAGATGCTGGCTATTTTCAAGTTTCAGTCACATATCACATCTAACACCCCTGTTGAATCACAGGGTAGTCAGTCCAACCATCACAGGAGATAAACGATGGCACTAACAGAAGAAACAGTACAAGACAAAATAGAGGTCGTAGGCGACTACAAGCATGTGCAAGTACGCACTGCCACAGTCATTAAGCGTGATGGCACAGAAATCAGCCGTGGGTATTCACGCCATGTCGTTGCACCAGATGCCGACATCACAGGCGAAAGCGCAGAGGTACAAGCCATCTGTAATGCAGTACACACAGACGCAGTAAAAGCAGCCTATGCTGCACACTTAGCAGCACAAGAGGTATAACAATGGCTATCACTTACACTTGGACTATTCCAACATTGGAACACGAAATCGCTGACGGTGGCGTTTACATTGCTCATTGGCGCTGCACAGGCGTTGATGACGATGGCAACACAGCATCAGCTTATGGCACTTGTGGCCTAACCTACGATGCCTCTGCTGCTGACTTTACACCATATGACGATATTACTGAGGCTCAAGCGCAAGGCTGGGTCTGGGGTCATGTATCCCAAGAGGATACTGAAGCTGCTATTGCGTCTAAGATTGATGCGATAGTTAATCCAACGTCTGCCTCGGGTACACCTTGGGCAGCATAACCTGAAAGGAGATCAACGTGACTGAAGACAAAAAGGTCATTACGATTGACGATGTGGAATACACCGAAGATCAACTAAGCGACACTGCAAAGATGTGCATAAATCACATCAATTCGCTAGACCAGAAGATCGGCTCTGCGCAGTTTAACTTGGTGCAGCTTCAGATGGGCAGGCAGGGCTTTATGGCCGAGCTGAAAGCCGCCCTTGAGCCTGACGCGGAATAGCCGCGCAGCACAACGAAAACGCTAGGGGCAGCAAAACGCTGCCCTTTTGCGCATCAAATGGTCATGTGTTACACTGCGGCAAGCGCGCAACACCAACGAGGCAACGATGGCTCTGATTAGATTAGACGTACCCGCTGGGGTTTACCGCAACGGCACCGACTTGCAGAGCATGGGCCGCTGGCGCGATGCCAGCCTGATCCGTTGGATCGACGGCACGATGCAGCCGGTCAAGGGTTGGCGTAAGAGATCTGACACGGCAACTGCTGCGATCACGCGCGGCATGACAACGTGGATCGACAACAGCAGCGACCGCTGGATTGCTGCCGGCACGTATAACAAGCTTTACGTCTACAACAGCGCGGGCAACCAATTCGACATCACGCCGAGCGGCCTGACCGCTGGCCGCGAAGACGCCATAGCGTTTACTGGATACGGCGGCGGCTTATTTGGCAGCTACGCATACGGCGTTGCGCGGCCAGACACTGTACGCATCCAGCCAGCGACTGCTTGGGCGTTGCAGCCGTGGGGCGAATACTTGCTGGCCAATAACGAAGACGACGGCAAGGTTTACGAATGGCAGCTCAACACCGGCACGATTGCTGCGCAGGTCGCCAACGCGCCAGTCAATAACCGCAGCATTGTTGTCACGGCAGAGCGCTTTTTGATGTGCCTCGGCGCAGGCGGCAATCCGCGCCTTGTTCAATGGTCTGACCGCGAAGACAACACGACTTGGACGCCTGCCGCGACAAACGAGGCTGGCGATCTTGAGTTGCAGACGAGCGGGCAGATTATGGCTGGCGTGAATGTTCGCGGGCAGACGCTTATCCTGACAACGACAGACGCGCATGTGGCCAACTATATTGGCCCGCCATATGTGTACGGCATTGAGCGCGTTGGCGCAGCCTGCGGGCTTGCGGCTAATCTTGCATATGCCAAGGTTGACGCTGGGTGCTTCTGGATGGGCGTGCATGCGTTTTACGCCTACACCGGTGGCGGCGTGCAGGAGATCCAGAGCGACGTGTCTGACTACGTGTTTAACGACATCAACCGCGCGCAAATCAGCAAGGCGTTTGCCATGTCAAATGGCGACTTTGGCGAGATATGGTGGTTCTACCCGTCCAGCTCATCAAACGAAAACAACAGATACGCCGTGTATAATTACGTCGAGAATACGTGGTCTATTGGCGAGCTGGCGCGCACGGCAGGATCTGACTCCGGCACATTCAGGCAGCCGATGATGTTTGATCCGTCAGACAAGAAGATATACGAGCATGAGATCGGCTTCGAGTATGGCGGTTTGACGCCGTTCGCGGAAACCGGCCCGATTATGCTTGGCACCGGCGATAACGTCATTAGCGTGACGGAGATGATCCCAGACGAAAAAACGCAAGGCGATGTCAGCGCTACGTTTAAGACGCGTTTCTATCCAAACGGCACCGAGAGATCATACGGGCCGTTTAGCATGGCCAACCCAACCAGCATGCGCTTCACTGGCCGTCAGGTGCGGATGCGCGTTGACGGGGCAAGGCTTGCCGACTGGCGCGTTGGCATAAACCGACTGGACACTGTTGCGGGTGGACGTAGATGACGCAGCAGTACCGCGCACCAGAGCCGCAGGGCGATGACTGGAAGTCATGGGCGCGGCGCATGATGCTCTATCTTGGTCAGACGCGATCACCGCTTGTGCAGCAGACGGGCGGCGAAAGCGCAGCAGAAGATGGCGTGCTGATGTGGGATCGCACAAACTTGTATCCCGTTGTCAGCAAAAACGGCGAGTGGCGGCAAGTTGTGCTGGAGGATGGCCACGCTGATTTCATCCTGACGTCAGACGTCACGCCTGTTGCCGCCAACACGGCGTACAAGCTCACATATGATGCGCCCAGCGGCAATGACGGCATCACGCAAGGCACGCCAGCGTCGCGCATCGTGTTCGAGGAGGCGGGCCAATATGTTGTATCGTTCTCGGCGCAAATATCATCAACGTCAGCCAGCACTGTTCACTTCTATTTTTGGCCCAGCGTAAACGGAACCAACGTGGCAGACAGCGGCATGACCACTGCGCTGCACCAGAATAACGCCACGCTGGTCACGTCGCGCACGCAGATATTCACTGTTGCGGCGAATGACTACTTGGAAGTGAATTACATGATCGACAGCACAAGCGGCTTTCTGAATTACACCGCAGCGTCTTCGCCGGTGCCAGCGATACCCGCGTCAACCTTAGCAATTACGAGGCTTCATGGATAAAGAGCTGGAGAGATGCCGTGACTGGATTGAGGCTGCCTTGGAGTATTCCGGCGGCACGCATGACTTCATCGACGTGGCCGAAGGTATATACAAGGGAACGATGCAGCTCTGGCCCACGCCGAGGGGGTGCATAGTGACCGAAATAGTGGTATATCCGAGAAAGAAAGTTTTAAACGTGTTTCTTGGCGGCGGCGAGTTGGATCAGATTTTAGAAATGCATGAAGATGTGATAGCATGGGCAAAAGCGCAAGGATGCTCTGCGTTGACCATGACGGGCCGGTTTGGCTGGAAGAAACCACTGAAGGCGCATGGCTGGGTGCCACTGCACGCCTCATATGTGAAGGAGTTTGAATAATGGCAGGCGGCAAAGGCGGGTCAACAACGTCATCAGTTACGATCCCAGAATACATTGAAGAGGCTGCGCGCCGTAACTTGGCAAAGGCCGAAGGCATTAGCCAGATTGGCTATGTGCCGTATTTCGGGCCAGATGTTGCCGCGTTTACGCCGTTTCAGCAGGCGGGCTTCCAGCAAACCGCTGACGTTGCGTCTGCATTTGGGTTAGGAACGCCAACAACGCAAGCTGATATTATGGGCGGCATGCCGGAGCCAACACAGTTTGCTGGCGGTGTACGCGGATATAGCGCAGCTCCATTGTACCAGCAGGCCGTTGACGAGCTTGCCGCGCAGCGCCCAGCGCAGGCGCAATACATTGAGAGCTTTTTCATTGATCCAGTGACAGGCCAAGCAGGAACACGCGTGCAGCCTGCTGTGGATTACAGCACTATGGGTACGATGGCAGACATCAGAGCGGCAGATCGTGCAAACGAGTTGGCGATTGCGCAGGCGCAGGCAGCTGCGGGGCCGGAGAGTGTATATAACTTTACGCCATCAACAGAAGTTTTAGTCGGCCCGACAAGTGTTGGAGTTGGCGGCACAACTGTTGGCGGTCAGGAAGTGCAATATTATAACCCAGACATTGACTATGGAGACGCATTCACCGCAGAAAGCGGCCAGCAAGTTGGGGTGCTTGACCCCAATCAGGCAGCTTTAGACGCCATGCAAACGGAGGCTGGGGTTGATCCATCATTCTACACAGAAACTCCTATCTATAGCGCGTCTGACTTCCCGCTTGGGTCTTCGCTGAGCGGCACTGATTACACAACATATGCGCCGGATGCAGACGAAAGTGCAGACGCGACTAATCAATTTGGTTCAACTGTTTCTGTTGGGTATGATGTGGGCCAAGTCGATCCAGCGCTGGCCGCTGCGGCAGGCTACACGCCAGCTGGGGTCGCCACCCCAGAAGTAGATTACGAAGCATATCTAACTCCCGTGTCGCAGTCCACATCATCAGACCCGATTGCCGATGCTCAGAGTTCAAGTGGCCAATACACAGGCTTTATGGACATGTTCGACGGCGGCGGCCCTAATGCATCTGGAGGCCCATTTGAGGGCGGCGGCCTTCTGTCAGACGCCGCCAACTTTATGGCGCAAGGCGGCGTGATAGGCGGCGTGGTCAAAGCTCTCGAAGACGCTTTGGGTATTGGGCCAGCAGCGGCAGCGACTGACGTGCCAGCAGCGCCTGCCGCGCCAGCTACATCAGTTAGCTTAGACAATCCGCTGCTAATGGGCAGCACTGCGCGAGCGGGTGCGGTGCAGACCAGCAACCCGAATGTGTCGGTTGTATCGACGCCAAGCGGAAATCAATATTTTGGAACGCCTGTTGGGACAGACCCAGAGACAGGATCAACGCGATACGTTTTCTGAGTTTAGAATGATTAAAGGAGCAGCATAATGGCTGGACAAGGTGCAAAAGGTGGCGGTCAGGTCGCAATGCCAGTAGCAGGCGCAGGGCCGCAGCTTGGTATGATGCCAATCGCCCCGACAGCGCAACCGGCAGCGCAGCCTGCGCCGCCCGCATTGGCCCCGACTGCTGGGTTTAACGTAAACCAAGCCGCAGCAGGCGCATTGCAGCAGGCGATGGGAACCGCGCAAAGCGGCCTCGGCTTCACGCCACGCCAGATCGAGGCAGTTGGATATACGCCAGCCCAGCAAGCCGTCGCCGGACAGCAAACTGGCTTCGCATACCAGCCATCGCAAGCAGCGGCGCAGCAGCTCGCAACGACTGACATCAGCCAGTATCAGTCGCCGTATCAGCAGGAAGTCATCGACATGACTATGCGCGACATTGCATCTGCGCAGGAAAAGGCGCTCAACTTGCAGGGCGCGCAAGCTCAGCGCGCGGGAGCGTTTGGCGGGTCACGCCAAGGCGTTGCGGAAGCGGAAACGCGTGCAGCATACGGGCAGCAGGCGGCAGACGCGGCAGCGCGTTTACGCCAGCAAGGGTTCCAGCAGGCGATGGGCGCGGCTCAGTTTGACATTGGCCAGCGTGCAGCAACGGAAGCGGCAAACGTCGCGGCGCGTCAAGCTGCCGAGCGCTTTGGCGTTGGATCGCTGCAGCAGGCGCAGGCGGCAAACATTGCTCGCGGCCAGCAAGTTCAAGCATCCAATGTGGCGGCGCAAAACGCTGCTGCGCAATACGCGGCTCAGCAGGCGGCATCTGCTCAGGCGCAAAACTTGGCAGCGCAGCAATCCGCAATGGGTACGCGTTTGGGTGCGGCGGGGCAGCTCGCTGGGCT